GGCGGACTCTCTTTTGAGGGACACGTTCATACCGATGGCGACGGAGAAACAACAGGCACACCACGATAACAGTAAAAAGAATCGCTCAGGAAAACAGCGCATAAAGCGCATAGCATAACCCCACAAACAAACGCGAGGTTACCATGAGCGATCAATTTTATCTTGCACGCAAGATGCTGCAAATGCACGAAGGAATAAGGCTAGAAGCCTACGACGACACAACAGGACACCAAACCATTGGTTACGGTTGGAACTTAGATGCAAAACCATTGCCAGTAGGCGTTGGCAAAATGGTCGATGGCAGACTAACCATTACCACATCCGAAGCCGAAGCCTTGTTAGATATGTCGATGCTTGATCACTGGAATGAGTTGGCAGGCGCGTTCAGATGGGTCAATAATTTGAGCGAATGGCGAAAAGCAGTATTGCTTGATATGGCGTTCAATATGGGCATTCCGACCCTAAAAACCTTCAAAAATACCTTGTCTTTAATTTCTGCAGGCGACTATGACGGCGCAAGCCGACTAATGCTACAAAGCCAGTGGGCAAAGCAAGTAAAACGACGCGCTGACGTATTAAGCGAAATCATGCGCATTGGCACGATGACACAAAGCCAAAAGGTTAAATACGGCATCGGCATTTGGGAGCATTATTAACATGGCAGAACCAGTAACCACAGCAGCGACAGGTGTTGCCGTATCTGTCGGCATTATGGCGTTGTTAATCGGGTTGGTTGGCGAGGTTGGCGCAGATGTGATGATGGTCACGCTTGCTTCTATTTCTGGAACGCTTGTTGCGTTAAGCGGCATTACTAACCCCTGTTGGAAAAGTTGGGCAACCATGCTTTTTGTCGGGATTTTATTATCGTTGGTGCTTGCTTGGTCGCTGGCAGGGTTGGTAACGTCTTACGTTCCTGCTTTGTCGGGGGATTATTTGCCGAGCATCATCGCCTTACTCATTAGCTTTGGCAGTAACCGCATACCCAAGATTCTTAATGCAGCGCTAGACAAGGCAGAAGAAAAAGCGGGGCTATCAAAATGATCGACGTGTTATTAATGACAATGCTAGGCATTGTTGGCATTGGCGGATATTGCGCATTCAGACTCGATGGCGGTTATCCGCTATGGCTGAGATTGATGGTGCTGTCGCCATCTTTTACTGCAATGTTTGCTGTTTATTACCTTGTATCAAAAGAGATACTAGACTGCTATGCATTGCCCGCCTTGCTTGCCATTTCTCTTGGCTTGCTGAGTGCTTACATTGTTCTGGCAAACGCACTGTCGCATAACGACAACCGATGGTTCAGGAAATGGCATAACGCGGGGCGTTCGGTGTGACTTTTTATGCAGCAGCGGCAGCCGTAATAATCGCCTTTTTATCTGGCTGGAATATTAATGGTTGGCGACTAAAAGCAGAAATTGACCAATTACACGCGACTTGGAATCAAGCCTACGCCAATCAAGCGCAAGCGACGATAGACAAAGAGCGCGAGCTTAATCAACTCAATACGCAAATCGAGGTGCAAAATGCAACGCAAGCTCAAACGATTAACGATGCATATACTGACAATATCAAGCTTGCTGATACTGTTAAGCGGATGCAGCGCTCAACCCGTCTTAGTAACAGCGCCATGCCCAACAATAACCATGCCTGCCAGTGTACAAACACCGCCACCATCAGCGAATTTTCAGAACAAAGTGTCCAGCTTCTTGTCGAACTGGCAAAAGAAGCTGACGATGCTGCCAGATACGCCAACAACTGTCACCAATGGGCAGTAGGGGTTAGCGAAAAATGAGTTTTTCAATGCTCACATTAGAACAAGCCATTAGCGACGCTATCAACAACACAGTGCCAGATGTTCCAGTGCAAACTTACCCACGCCGCGCCATCCACCTAAACGTTCCTTGCGTGCTAGTGCTGTGCGACAGCTTTGAACCGATGGATAGCGACGGCACAGAACGCTTAATCCTCAAAAGCAAATGGCTTGCATATACAGTGGTAGCCGATCACGCACCGAATGCCGACACAACGGCACGAATGTTAGCCATTAGTGTTGCTAAAGCGGTTGACGACATCGAAGGAAAATCCAGTCAAGGCTACAGCAAAGCAAGCCTAGTTGGCATTTTTGAAGACAGCTTTAACCCAGACCTAGACGGCTTTTTGGTGTGGAAAGTCGAGTTCGACATACCCATCAAGATTGGTGAAAACGTATGGGATGGCACAGGCATTACCCCAACCCAAGTACTTGTTGCGTTTGGCGAGGATATAGGAGCAGCAGAAAATTATGAGCCAACTATCTGAACGCTTAGTCCTGTTAAATACAGCCATTGATAACCTAGCCACAGGTCAAGCCGTATTTAGATTAAAAACAGCAGACAAAGAAATAACCTACCAGCAAAGCGACCTTGCCCAGCTGCGTAAAGAGCGCGACCAAGTCGCCAGCGCACTAACTGCCCAAAAAGCAGGCATTGTGTACTGGGGCAGATCATCAAGCCGCGATTAACAGGAAAATACCATGAATTTACTGAGCAGATTAAAAACGGTTTTCGCACCAAAAGCACACTACGAGCAGGCGCAAACCCCACAAAGGCGAAAAGCGGGGTGGGCATACACGGGCACCAGCGCTATGCAAAGCACCAGCCCATTCGCGCCTGCATTAAAAGCAAGGGCGCGCGCTGCTGTGCGAAACGACCCGTGGGCAAGTAAAGCGCTCGACAGTATGGTCAGCAATTTAATTGGCACAGGTGTGGTTGCGCGACCTGCAAGCAAAGACAGCGCACTACGCGAAACCCTGAACGATTTATGGCAAGGATGGGCAGAAGAATGTGACAGCACCGATATTTTAGACCTGTACGGCATTCAAAGCCTTGTCGCGCGCTCTTGGCTAGAAAGTGGAGAAGTGTTTATTCGCCTGCGCTCGCGTTACCCTGAAGATATGGAAGTGCCTCTGCAATTACAGGTGATCGAATCGGATCAAGTTAGTTTTAAAAACGAAGTGCTAAGCAATGGGCATATTATTCGCAGCGGTATTGAATACGACGCATTAGGGTGTCGTGTCGCCTATTGGATTCACCCAAACCACCCTGGAGAAACCTTAGTAGACACGCGAAAAACAACCAACAACGACCCAATACGCATACCTTCCCAAGAAGTGTTGCATGTTTTTAAGCCATTACGCCCAGGTCAAGAGCGTGGCGTGACTATTTTTGCTCAAGTGTTGGTTAAGATCGAAAGCATGAACAATTACGACGATGCCATGCTTCTGCGACAAGAGTTGAGTAATATGTTTGTGGCATTCATTCGTAAAAATCCAGAACACTACCCACCAGATCCAGATTCCCCCGCATTAACACCAGAACAGCTTGCCAGCACCCTTAAGCCTGGTGCAGCAAAAGAGCTATTGCCAGGCGAGGATGTTGAATTTACCAGACCACCAGACGCAGGCAATAACTACCCCGATTTCATGCGCCAACAGCTCATGAGCCTATGCGCTGGCATCGGCTTGCCATACGAACTGTTAAGCGGTGATTACAGTCACATTAACGACCGAACCATGCGTATCGCCATTAACGACTTTAGGCGCAAGCTCGAAGCGGATCAGTGGAATATCATTATCGCCCAATTCTTAAAGCCAATGCGCAAAGCATGGGTAGATGCTGCTATTTTGGCAGGTCACGTAAAAATGACCGACAGAAAAGAAGCGATTAAAACCAACTGGACACCGCACGCCCATGCCTACATCCACCCGAAACAAGACATTGAAGGCAAGCTGTTAAAAATTAACAATGGCTTAACCACCAAAGCACAAGTCATTAGTGACGAAGGTTATGACCCTGCACAGGTTCTAGCAGAAGTTGAGCAAGAGCGCAAAGCCTTGTCAAATCAACCAAAAGCATGAACATACAACTAAGTATTAACGATCGAAAAATACTCGAAAATGCCATTAATATTAAGGGTATGCACGGCAAAATTGACACAGCACTGGCGCAAGCCGAACATAAAACGGTGAAATTTGCCTTGTCATTGCTTAAAAAAGCCATTGGCACAGAAACAAAATCACTGACAGGCTACGTGGCAAGGCGCGTGCGAGAGCTTAGACAAGGCGCAAGAGAAGGCTTCAAAACTGGGATATGGCTTGGCACTAGCCAAATGTATGCCGACAAACTCAGACCAAACCAAAGCGCATTGCGATCTGGCAACGTCAATCAAAGCCAATACAAAGGCAGCTTTGTGGGCACAGACAGAAATGGAAGCAAGCGAATTTTTGCCAGAACCAGCAAAGACAGGCTACCGCTAATCCGCGCCACAGACGATGTTGACGAAAAAATAGCTGCAGTACTCAGTGCGAACGAGCAATCAATCGCGTCAATTTTTAGCACGTATGCTGGCACAGCGGTCAAGCAAGCCATGCTTGATCATTTTGCAAACCATAAAGCCAAAAAGCGATAACAGGTCATCATTGCTATGACACTAAACGAGAAGCGGGAAAGCATGGCGGTGCATGTGTTGTCACATCTTGCCATTAAGAACTTAAAGCGGTGGGTGTGGACAAGGGAAGAGGTGGAAGCATGGTTGCTGGGTATGGATGAGGAGACGCAGCAGCAGGTTAGGGATAAGATGAATGAGGTGTTAAAATCTAGCAAACAATCGGTATAAACCTGTGTAAACCTACTCAAACCTATCAATTTTTGTTAGACTAATGTTGTTCCCGTTATTTCGGGTTAGCGTTTACGGCATGTGCGAGCTGTGAACCTTGTGACTCAAAAAGGAGTTGCCAGCGCACAATGGCAAAATACTGGAGAACACATCATGACTTACAAGCAAGAAGGCGACTTAGTTTAATGGATTGCATATCCACGGCATTAATTGGTTTTACTGGGTCTGTAATTGCAATTGTAGCAATTTTAGCGAACAGAAAGACGGCTAGACAGAAAAATGCCATTGATGTCATCATGGATATGCAAGAAAGTGGCGAAATCCTTAAAAAGCTGGCTATCATGAGGGAAATTCATGATAGCCCAGAGGCATCTGTTGAGCAGCTTGCTAAAAAAGGACTAGCAGATGAACTGTTAGAAAAAGCCAAAACAGTCAGGGAAATATTGATGTTTTGCGAAACACTTTCATCTGGCATAAGAAACGGCATTTATGACGAAAAAATAATTAGAGACAACATCAGCACGACCATGATTAACATATGGGACATGTCAGAAAGCTTCATTAAGCGCGTTAGAACAGACAAGAAAAATCCTAAATTTTATGAGCATCTTGAATGGCTTGTTTTGCGTTTTAAAAACAAACAATAACCCCATTGACACTTCCCAAAAACATCCACTACAATCAACCCATTGCACTCAGGTGCAGGCATTCCGTTTTAAAGGGCTTTTACTTCCAAACTAACTGGAGACCTTTAATGGAAAACTGTACTCAAAAAACGACTATCCCCACAAAATCTAAAACCAAACCCCTTATTATTGCCAGCGACTTTAATGGCAATATCATCAATTTCAACCAAGACGGTTGGTTTAATGCCACACAGGTTGCTGCGACCTTTGATAAACGCATCGATCATTGGCTTGAAAACAAAGAAACACAGGAATATATCGCAATTCTACATACCCGGAATTACGGGGATCTACTGAAAACAAGCAAAGCTCGATCTGATCGGGGCGGCGGTACTTGGATGCACCCAAAATTGGCGATTTTCTTTGCGCGTTGGTTGTCGGCTGACTTTGCCATTTGGTGCGATGAGCAAATTGAAGGGATTATTTTCGGTGGGCGTGCAGCGCAACATTTAAAAGAAAGTGAGCTGATTAAAATACTGGTCACCGATAAACGCGATGCCCACAAAGAAATGATGGACGCTTTAGTAGAGCAACGCCACTACTTAGGTAAGGGTACAGAGTCGCGTCATTTTATTATCGAAAACAAGCTATGCAATTGGGCAGTGACCAAAAGCTTTAGCGGTATCGATGAAAGCCAAATGAACCCAGAAGCATTGCAGTTGCTGATGTTCGCCCGTAAAACCAACGAAAGCCTTATTTTGGCAGGCTTTGAATACGATGAGCGCAAACACCACCTTGCCTACGCCATTGAACACAAACGCCGCAAACTAAACAAGCTAATGGCGGCTTAATTCTACATACGGGAAAATCCCGTATGTAAATGTGAGAAATCCTAACTTCTAAAAATAAAGCGACCTAATGTCGCTTTATTTATTAAACCAAACTTACTTACAAATACTTTCACACGGAATACCGTCATTATCTCTGTCTAACCTTCTTACTCCGCAACTATTTAGGTAAAATTTAGCTTCAGCACAAGATGACATATCGCCACACTTAGACTTTCCATCGCAAGAAAAACCTCCACCCGATTTGTTTGATGTGATTTTCTTGTCTTCATCTTGATCCTGTTTTTTATTGGACTTGCCTTCACTCTTTCTCCACTCCCACGGCGGCACTATCTCAGCATCCGGCAACGACCACAAGCCTATTTTTTGCGATTTTGCTGATGATTCAAACTCTAAAAAGCTTTTATCTTTTAGGTACTGCTTATAAGCCCATGCATGACCTGACTTTACCATTTCAGCATTAACGTATTCTGCCCCGCTGTAGATTTTTCCTACACTTCTGCCGTATCTATCCTTTTCAACAACGTCTAGCGTTACAGATTTTCCAAAAATTAAGCCAGAAAGGTGCTGCTTTGACTTATTGCCGTAAGGCTGAGCTAATTCAGGCGCATCGATTTCTGCCAAACGAACTTTTATTTGCTTGTTGTCAGAAGTTAAAAATGTGACAGTATCCCCATCATGAACGCCAACAATTTTCCCGACTAATTCAGCAGCATATAAGCTTGATGCGTAAACTGATAACAGTAAAAAACAAATTTTAACAACGGTTTTCATTTTGACCTTCCATCTTTATAAAATGAAGATGCTACCATTGTTGACAATTCCATTCAACGTGCTATTATTTAACCGTACCCCAAAAAAGGGTACACGGATTTAGCATTCCGTTTCAACTAAGGGTAGTCACGCAAGCCCTAAAGGGCTTTTTTCGTTTCTACCACAGCACACGCTCTATGGGCGGTTCGTGTTGGGCAGCCGTAAGGCTGGCCGTTTCTTAGTTGCGGTAATGCTAACTCAACACGGACTGCTCACCCTATTAGCATGGGGCAGCAGTGAAGCAAAAAAACTAAGAGGTGTTTCACCATGTACAAACTCGTCCCTATTGCGGGCACACGCATGTGTCACGTAGTCAAAGTCGCTCAACCAAGCGCAATCAAACAAATTACCACCGCATTAAAAACCCTTGCCCGCGATTACTTTATCGCCATTGGGGTGCGTCATGTGTAAAACCAT